TCGGAAGGGATCAAGCTCCCAAATTACCGGCAAGCTGAGAGGACGGGAAGCCTCGTATAAAAAACCCATAGCCGGAGTAGCGCCCGGCCCTAGCAATTAGTTTGGTTGTCTCGGTGTGGCGTGGAAGCCTGAGTATCGCGTAAGCCGATAGAGGCCAAAAGAAGACGGTGGGAATCCAAGCGAGAGGATGAGAACTTGCAGACCAACTGCCGCCGAGACAATCTTTAACAGGGAGGAGAAAAGGGAATGAGGAAGTATCAAGTGATTTACGCTGATCCGCCTTGGGAATATCGGCATTGCGCTTCAAATTCAAGAAAGATTGAGAACCATTATCAGACTATGACTCTTCAAAATATTAAAAGCCTTTCAATTCCAGCGGATGAAAATAGCGTTCTTTATCTTTGGACTACTGCCCCAAAACTTCAAGAAGGAATCGAAACTTTGATTGCTTGGGGATTTGATTATCGTTCATGTCTTGTTTGGGATAAGCAAAAAATAGGAATTGGTTATTGGTTTAGAGGACAGCACGAAATCCTTTTAGTGGGAGTCAAAGGAAAGTTTTCTCCCCCGGCAAGCAATTTGCGAGTGTCTTCTGTGCTTAGAGTTTCACGGGCAAGTCATAGCGATAAGCCGGATATTATTAGAGTTTGGATTGATAAATGGTATCCAGAAGCCAAAAAGTTGGAAATGTTTAAACGAGATCATACCCCTCTATTTAAGTCAGATTGGGACGTTTGGGGAAACGAGGTCGAAAGTGATGTTTCGTTGCAAGTGGTGTCAAAAAATGTTTGAGCAAAAAGAACAAGCAGAAAAACACGCTATTGTTTGCGGCATAGAATTTACTTTAACCCCCACGACGAGAGGCTGAAATGAAACTGAATCTTAAAATTTTTCAGGATAAGCTAAAGAAAATGGTCGGAGAAGCCCCTAAAGGAATCTGTATTTTTTGTAAGAAACCTTTTACGGATGAGAATGTTTATACGGATGCTGGCTGGAGAGAAACAAGAATTAGTCAAATGTGTGAAAAGTGTTTTGGCGAAGATGAGCGAGATTGAGTTTAAAGAGTTCCCGAAGATTGCAAGGCTTTCACGGGAAGTGATTGTGACAGAGAAGATTGACGGAACAAATGCCTCTATCTTTATCGGTGATAATGGCGAGTTTCTGACGGGCTCCCGGACGCAATGGATTACGCCGGAGAAGGATAATTATGGATTCTCACGGTGGGCGCATGAGCGCAAAGAGGAACTTTTGAAACTTGGCCCCGGCTTGCATTTTGGCGAATGGTGGGGCCAAGGGATTCAGCGCAAATATGGGATGACTGAAAAGCGGTGGAGTTTATTTAATGTGACTCGGTGGTGTTTGGCCGGTGAAGAGCCGAAACAAATTCCATGCGGCGATCCAAGAATTGTGAAGTTTCAAGAAAAACTTCCAGAAGGTCTGCATCTTGTCCCGGTTCTTTATCGAGGCATCTTTGATACGATTTTAATTGACGGCCTTCTCGCGACAATGAAAGAGCAAGGAAGCCGAGCGGTTCCGGGATGGATGAAACCTGAAGGAATTGTGGTTTTTCACACGGGTGCAAATTGCGGGTTTAAGAAAACGATTGAAAATGATGAGCTTCCTAAAAGTTTAGTGAAGCCTGACCCGCAAACGAAATGAGGGGATGATGGAACGGCCTGAGAAGTCAAACGAGCAGATTGCGCGAGGCTGCTTTGACGGAGAAGTTTTTATCACAAAAGAATACGAAAGAATCTTGGAAGCTTTGAACCAGAAAGACGCCGCTCTGGAGGTGAAGGCGGCTGAAGCCAAAGAACTTCATGAAGCCTATATGCGAATCCGTGAGCTTGTTGAAGCGTGGGACACGAAGCCTGGAGGAGTTGATCGGTTTGAGGTGACAGAGTCTAAAATTAAGGCCCTCAAGCAAGAAGTCGAAATCTGGAAAGCAAATTGCCAGGCAGAGACTCCGCTTGAAACTTCTCTGAAGAAGCGCATCGATGTCCTTGAAGCCATGGAGCGGCAGGTTATGGATTTAAGCCATCCGAATTTCAGGGAGCTTACTCAAGAGCGTGATACTGAAGTTAAGAGGGCCAGGATTGCGGAGAAGCGCGTGGAGGAGCTAGAAGCCGAGAATAATCACCTGAGTCATGCGAGGAAGGAATTGGATTATGCGTGGGAATTAGCAAATGATGCTTTGGCCCAAGAGCCGCCCTCTCAGGATCGGGTGGGAGGATGAAGCGCATAATTTCATATTCCGGCGGTCTTGGGAGTTTTATGACGGCCAAACTTGAATTTGGCGGGTGTGGATGTTTCGCTTAGAAGTGAAATCTTCCGCAAAGGAGAAAGAATGAAAGACCCGCTTGATGACATGAAGGGAACTTACTGCAAAGAGTGTGGACGGCTTTATTTTAAAGAGAAGCCCAAGCCATCCGAGGCCCCGGAGAAAGGCCCAGTCGAAACAATGATTGAAGTTACTGAAAAGTTTCAGAACTATGGCCGCTCCAGCCCGGAGAAATCGCTGGAGCCGGGGGTATGAGAATTTTAAACGAGATTGAGAGCAAATTGGAAATTGAAGCAGTTTCGGCAGAGATTCACAAATGCTACTGCCGAGTCTATGAGAAACGCTTTGGGAAGCCCTACTGGACAAATGGCGACTATTCAAAACTTGATGAAGAAACAAAGGACTATGACCGTGAAATGGCAAGATGGCATTTAGAGCAGATCAGTACAGAAAGGAATAAGAGATGAAGAGTCCGCAAGAAGTCGCGAAGGAATTGGTAAAAAAATGGGCTGGCCCTTACCTTCCTTCAGAATCAATGATTAAAGATTTGACCGAAGTATTACGTGCCGAACGCTCAGTCTTGGCGGAGAAGGAGAAAAATCGTTGCGAACATTGTGGGGCTAAATCTATTTCGTTTTCTTATATGGGAAAAGAATCTGCGTGTCCCGGTTGCGGTGCGCCAATCTGTTGTCCTCAGTGCTGTAAGATCAATAATTTAGAGACAAAGTTGGCGGAGAAGGACGAGCTTATTGAACGACTAAGGATTCAAGGCGGTTGGCATAGAGTTGATGAGCTGAAAACCCAACTCTCGGCCCAAGCTGCTGAGATAAAAGATTACCAATTTATTTTAAACTCCGATGTTCCTTATGGGGTGATGTTGGAAAACTGTAATGCTAAAATCAAAGCCCAAGCGCAGGTGATTGGGAGACTGATGGAAGGGTTTAAAATAATGTGGCACTTGCACGATGTCTACATGTTTAAGCATCACTCATATTGCGCTGATTATCTTAACCGGAAAGTTAGCGAACAAACCGACGAGTGTATCTGTTCTCAGCGGAAAGACTTTTTGAAAGCGAGACAGATATTTGAAGCCCTCCCCGCCGAGTCCGAAGGGGAAGAGAAGGAGAAGGCATGAAACTCGAAGACCAGGTTTGTTCATTGGAGCTGTCGAAGAAGCTGAAGGAATTGGGCGTGAAGCAGGAGAGCGTTTGGTATTGGTACGAGCCAAAAGGATTAACCGTAAATCCTTATTTAATTATACTCGATCATAACGAGCTTGAAGAATATCAAATAATTTCTGCCGCCTTCACCGTCGCGGAGCTTGGGGAAATAATCGGTTGCATTTATGATTGCGCTTGTTTCAGCCAAAGGCTTCTTGAGATTTGGAACTGTTCATTTGCAAGGGCTGATGCCGAAGGCGTTTTGAATATTGAGCATACTGAACGAGCAAGCACCGAAGCGGATTGCCGCGCTCTTATGCTCATTCACCTGATCGAGAAAGGAATGGTGAAGTTATGAGGGAGATTACGATTATGACTTTCAGAAAAAGTCCCGGTGAATTTATCCATGAAGTTTCGAGGCATGGAAAGACATTCATCATTACCAAGCAAGGCAAGGCGGTAGCGCGATTATGCCCGATGGATGATATGAACGTCATAAATTCAGACGGCGAAATCATTGGAGAAAAGCCCGTAACATTTAGGAACACCTCCCTCTTGGAGCCAAGGCAATGAAGATTAGCGGGTACATGCTTGTTAATAAAAAGTTTGAACCAAAATATCCATGGTTTGCTACAGTTCAGTTCTCGGAATTAATTGCTAAACAAGAAGTTCTTAGATCAGCAAACTGCATGATGATGCTTCCCTGCACGATTACTTATGAATTCCCACGCAAAAAGAGGGCAAGGCAGTGAAGGAGCCAAATGAAATAATCCACGATCTGAAACGATTTGAAAATATCTTTGTTCCCGGTTCTGATTTAAGCGAACTTGTGGAATATATCAGAGCTGAGAGAGCGGCGGTGAAGCAGGAGGAAATCGACATAATGCGAAGAGGTATGGAGATTCTAAAAGGTTTGGAGATGTCAATTAAGTGGGAAATCGCGCCGTCGATAATGGATTTAATTAAGAAAACAGTTCAAGAGTACGAGGCCCTAGAGCGGGTAAAGGAATGAAATTTCCATTAGCTTGCTATGCTGAATGTAATAAAGGCAATCATTGTTTTTGCCGGGAAATCGAACAATCACAAGGATTGTACGAATGTTTTACTGGCGGAGAAATTGTAACTGTTTGCTGTCGTTGTGGGAAGCGAAAGGAAGGGTGAGGCTATGAGCCCCTATGCCCTGATAGGTCTAGTTATTCTTGTTGCAATCCTTAGCTTTTTCCTCGGCTACAACTTCGATAAATGGTTTTTTGAAAATAAATGGAATTAACTAAAAAGGAGAATTGGAATGAACTTTGAAGAAATCATACCGAAACTAGCAGCGCTCATGTATTATCAATCCCCAAAAGAGGGCGAAGCAAAGAAAACATTATTCGAGAAGTTGAAATCTGAACAGTCGGCTCCATTTTTTGCTCTCGCGGAAAGCGTTTTGGAACAGGTTGATAAGCTGAATTTGAATTTGGTCCCGCGTGGTGATGCAGAGAAAGAAAAAGAAGCTGAGGCGCTACTGAAGCGGAGAATCGAATCTACTGTGGCAGATTTCTTTGCCGGTATTACGGTATGGAAAAAAGGAGCGATCCCGCAGGCAGAACTCACGGCGAGAATTTACCAGGTTTGGGCGACGCTGTGATAACGCTTGAAGAATTGGTAGAGATAATTGATGGGCATTGTTGTTTTGGATGCGATGGTTATCAGTGTCCGAATAGTGGGATTGGAAAAAAAACTGAAGAAATTGCCGCCGATATTTTTAAAATTTTACAGGAGAAGCCATGAACAACGGAACGCCGAATGCGCAAAATGAACTTGATCAAATATTGTCTGGATGCCTTGACAGCGCTGGGTATCTCGTCTTTGTTGCCAAGCTCACACCGAAGCGGGACAAAGACGGAAACGCCGTAATCGACTTTGAATACCGTCGGCATCACCTGAGTCTTGAGGATGCAAAGCAATCCGTGGCAGTCTTAAAAAAGTTCATCGACGACGAAATCGAGAGGTTGATTCAAACTGAAAGCGAGATGGTGGATTGAAAAATGTTTAGTGATCGGGAAGCGATTCAGATTTATTTGGAAGCGCATCAAAAGGCTCGGCAAGTTATTGAGCGGATAAAGCGATGGGATTCTGAAAAGACTTTAAAAGAAAACGCGATCGATCTTGGGGAGAATTACCAGAATGCGCTGAATCTCGCCAGGTTCCACAGGCTGCCCTATAAGTAAGAAAATTTTATTTATTATTTTTACAATAAGCGTTTCCCCGACGATAATCTAAGCAGAAACCCTTAAATCTCTGGACGGATAAAAGGAATCTTGAAAAGTTCTCCGTCCAGGAGTCTATGCAGCCCGTTTAAAGTCTAATAACTTTAAGCGGGCTTTTATTTTTACACCCAAAAGGAGATCCACAATGCCTAAAGAAACCAATGACATGGCAACACTTGAAAGTTCCTCGAAGTATGACGCCAAGAGCGCGCCCGTAACAAAAAACGGCGGAAATAAAGCTATTCACGTCGGGGTTGAAAGCGCCGGCGAGAAGTACCCAACCCCCAAAGGTGGGTCCTACAACGTTGGAAAAGGCATGAACGGCTGATGTGTATTGCCCCTGACGGCAAGAACGAGGGGAATCACGTTTTAATGACGCTTGAAGGCGAGGAAGTCTGCGCCCGCTGCGGAAAGGTTCTTTGTGGCAAGGCTGTCTAAAAAGGAAACGATCGAGCGGCAAAGCCTTTACGAATTGAGCTATGAATATCTGAGAACTAATTTTTCTAAGTTCAAAGACGGCACAAAGATACGCGTAGCAATTTCAATGCTTCAAATTTTCAATCGAGATGACTCAAAAACACGCCCAGAATTTCACACCCATTTCACGGTGATTCTTGATAGCAACGATGGAAACCAAAGAAGTCAAAGTTCAGCTGACCTCGAAGCAGTCGACAGCGTTTCGGCTTCTGACTGATCCTAACGACCTTTCATTGCTTTATGGTGGCGCGAAAGGCGGAGGAAAGGACTTTCTCTTTTGCGTTTGGGTGAAGTGTTGGGTTGAGCATTTGATTCAGTTCTTCGATTTAAAGCCTTCAAAGGACCCGATCGCGCTCGGGTTTGTCGGTCGTAAGCGGTCCGTTGACTTCCGGGATACGACGCTCGGGGAGTTCAAGAAGGTGATACCGGCTGATCATTACCGGCTGCATAACGATGAGCATGAGATCATTTTTCATGAGACAGCGAAGGTTTTTTGCGGAGGATTAGATGATCCGAAGAGGGTTGAGAAGTTTAATTCTGCGAATTTGGCGTTTCTTGCGGTTAATCAGGCAGAGGAAACGGAGAGGCAGGAAGTGAGCGTGCTCCGCGCTGCGCTCCGGCTCAAGATAAACGGCAAGCAGCCGCCTTATAAGGAGCTTTACACGGCTAACCCCGCGGATTGTTGGCTTAAAACAGACTTCATCGACAATCAGCTCTTGAATCATAAGTTCGTGCCGGCGCTTTACACGGACAACCCGCATTTGCCCTCGAATTACCAGGAGCGCCTTGAAACTGTTTTTAAGTACAACGAAGCCCTTCTCAAAGCTTACCGGGACGGTGACTGGTTCTCGCTTCAGGCGACGAACACACTCATTACAGACTTGATGTTGAACGCTTTGAAAGGGGTAAACCATTACGCTAAAGAAATACGCCGGATTGTTTCTTGTGATCCTTCTCTTGGCGGGGATGATTGCCCGATTCAGGACATCGAAAACGGGCGGGTGATGAACGAAAAGGTTTTGCATGAGCGGAACCCGATGACAATCGCCGGGGAAATGATCGTGTCGGCCAATCAATTCAAGACACCTTATTTTGACATTGATTATTCCGGCGGGCTCGGGGCGGCAATCGCCGCTAGGATCCGGGAAGTGAAACCAAATTCAAGGGTAAACGTCATCAATTCTTCAGAGACTGCAAGGGATGAAGAGGCTTTCTTCAACACTCGGGCCGAAATGTGGTGGTACACGATGCAGCAGATTCAGGATAAGAAAATTCCCTTCCCTGAAGACGAAGAATTGCGCCGTCAACTTACCGCTGTTCGCTTCAAGGTTGTCAATTCCAACGGTAGGATCCAGCTCGAGCCCAAAGAAGAGACAAAGAAGCGCCTTGGCAGGAGTCCTGACCAAGCTGACACCTTCGTTATGGGGCAATACGCTCTAAAAGACACTGAGCCGGTGAAGCACAAAGACGCCTGGGCGGATGATTCTAGACCTCTAGAGGTGTCACTCGGCGCTAAAAGCGCAATGGCGGCTTAAATGCAGGTCCCGATGATGCTGATTCGTATGCGTTGCCCTGAGTGTCAAACAGATGGCCGGTTTTTGGCCGAGATCACGTTACCACTTGCCGCGCTTCCAGAGGTTGCAAAACAGTTGATGATGTGCAGGTGCCGAATGGGAATTCCGCGAATTGATAAAAATACGTCACTCGATGAAAGCTTAATGTCAATAAACGGCGTGCCGCTCAGGACTTTAAAAGAGCAAGCCGTTGGGATGAACTAATGCCTGAAATGAAATCCGCCTCTTCCGACCCTCTGATGGAGCATGACGATCTTCGCCATGAAATCAAGACCCGCTTTGACTATGCCAAAAAGAATATGAAGGATTGGGAGGATATTGCAAAAGAGGATCTTGCTTTTGCATTGGGTGACCAATGGACTTCAGAAGACCTTCAAACGCTCAAGAATGAGAGCCGTCCGGCAATGACTTTCAACCGGATCAAGCCCCTCATCAATCTCATTTCAGGGTATCAGCGTGAGAACTCGTCCAGGATTAAGGTCAACCCTGAAGGAGGGGAAGACAAGATTTTTTCTGAGGTGATGGACCGGCTCTTGAAGCACATCGATAAAACCTCCCACATGGCCTACAAAATGGCGTATTGGTTCGATGATGGCCTTTATACCGGCAAGGGCTGGCTGGAAGCTGTGCTGACCCATGAAAGCGACCCTATCCGCGGGGAGCTTCGGTTCTTGCAGCGCTCACCCTATCAGATCCTCGTGGACCCCGATTTCAACGAGTACGACCTGAACGAATGGCCGCGGGCGCAATACCTGTTTAAGTGCGTCCGGTTCACGAAGGAAGTTTTAAAAGAGATTTACCCTAAGTTTTCAAAATTGATCGACGGATTTATGGCTGACTCCGATGACCAGGTTGAGAATGGCGGCGGGCTGTTGTACGAAGGCTCGGATGATGACTACGGGAATCGTCCGAATGTGACAACGATTGTAAAAAAGACGCAAGCTGACGATGAAAGTGGCCTCAAGAAAGACGAGAAATTTACGGTCAAGGAATACTGGCGCCCGAAGATGGTGGAGCGGTATTTTGTGATTGATACCGAATCCGGGGAGCCGAAGCGGTTTGACAAAAAAGACGAGGCTGAAGCTTTCAGTGGGACCCAAGGCGGGGCAAAGGTTGTGCCTCGGAAGGTCCCGGAAATATGGGTGGCAGCGTATGTCGGCGGGTTTGTAGTACAGGATGAGAAAAGCCCTTTTGAGCCGTTCTATTCCGGGCTTCCGTTCTTCCGGTTTCTGGCTGATTGGGTGCCATCAGCTGAGACTGAAGAACTGAAGGTTCAGGGTGTGGTCCGGAGCCTGAAAGACGCACAGCGAGAGAAGAACAAATCCAAGTCGCAAACACTTCACATTTTGAACACACAGGCAAACTCAGGATGGGTGGGTGATGAAGACGCGCTCACACCTGAAGGTTGGAAAAATCTTGAGAATATGGGGGCAAAACCCGGGATTACGATTAAAAAGAAGCGAGGTTCGGATCTTCGTGAAATCCTTCCGAAAGGCCCGAACATCGGGCATCTTCAGCGCGAAAAGGAAGCTGATGATGAATTTAAGCAGATTTCGGGCGTCAACCCTGACCTTATGGGTTTTCAGGAAAACACCTCTTCCGGTCGGGCCATCTCCCTGCGAATCAAGCAGGCAATCATGTCGCTTGTCCGGATTTTCCACAATTACCGTTACTCAAAAGAGATTGTCGGACAGTTTATCCTCGAAATGACGCCCAAGCTATTTGACGAGAAGAAGGTCTTGAAGGTTTTGGGTCCTCAATACATGCAAAAAGCGGTTGACCCGGAGCGGTATCCGCAAGGGCTTACGTCTGGGCATATCGCAGCATTTCTCCAGATGGTCGAAGACAATAAGTACGACGTGTTCGTGAGTGAGGCCGACCAGAACAAAACGATTCGGTATGAAATATTCCAGGATTTGACCGAGCTTGGGAAGGTGTTTGGACCTGCCATCCCGCTTGATTTGATTATTGACTACATGGACCTTCCGAATTCTGAGGAAGTAAAACAGAAAATAGCACAAAACCAAGCGCAGATGATGGCCGCTGCGCAAGCCACAGGCAAAGCCTGAGAGGATTTATATGACAACAGCCGCGAAAGAAAAAGCTGAAAAGAAAGAACCGAAGGAAAAACCGGAACAAAAAGAAAAGGCCGAAAAGCCTTCTGTCCGCGACATGAGCAAGGTTGAACAGGAAGAAATGATGAAGGATATGCCTGCTCCTGACGGTTATAAAGGCGGTCCTGTTTTGGTTGAAGACGAAAAAACAGATGAGCCGGTGAAGATCGAGAAGCCTGAAGAAAAGAAGGAAGAAAAGACGGCTGAGCCAGCGGCGAAAGAAGATTTCTTTGAAAAGCTTGAACGTGAAATGGAGAAGCCGGAAGGTAAAGAGAATCTTACCGACTTCACTCCTCGGGAAAAGGCTTACTTTCACCGGATGCGCCGGGACCGGAAACTTAGACAGCAGGCTGAGTCTGAGCGTGATCAGGTTATTTTCCGAGAAACAAAAGCTAAGCAAGAGAAGGCCGCAGAGCCTGTTAAAGACCCTCTTGACGGCAGAGAAGACGATGATTTCCTGACGGTTAAAGAAGCACGCGAAATCTTAAAGAAAAAAGAGGCCATCAAAAACGCTGATGACACTTCGACGCTTAGGAGCCAGGGAACGAATGTCAAATATCTCCAGCTTTGCGAAAAGGAAGCCCGCGAGACTCATGCTGATTTTGACACGGTGATTGAACTTGCTGACGAACTTATAACGGATGACAGCCGTGCTCTTTCAGAAATTGGGGAGCGTGTAAAGTTGGGAGAAAATCCTGCAATCGTGATGTACGAAATGATCAAGAAACACAGAGATTTCGAAATCCTTCTACCGGCCGCTGAAGTAAGAGTGAAAGCGCGCACCGGAAAAGATAAACCGGAGGCAAAAGCCCCCGTTGAAGTTGAGAAAACGCCTGAACAAAAGGCGAAGGAAGACCAAGCCAAGCAAGCCGAAAAGGCCCTTGAAGAAAACGCAAACCTCTCAAAAACGACAGCTCATGTCTCAAGCCGGGAAGGTAAGCCGGCAGAAGAACTCTCGATGGAGGAGATAACTTCCATGTCAGATATTGAGTTCTCGAAACTCCCCCGGAATGTCCGGAATAAATACTTAAAACTTTACGGCGCATAAACAAATTTAAAACCCCGAACTGATCATTCGGGGATAACCAGCAGAAGAAGTCCTTAGCTAAGGCGAGTGTTTCACGTGAAAACGTGGGACCTCGCCTTTTTTGTTGGAAAAAAAGATCAAACAGGAGAAACACAATGGCAGCTTCAGCGAGTAATTCAGCCCTTCGGCCAGAACTCTGGCGCAAGGCGCTTTTTGCGGATGTCCGGGACAATCTTTATATGACCCGTTTCATCGGTAGTCCGGAACAAAGCATGATTCAGGAACTTGAAGACCTGAAGAAAGAAAAGGGGACGAGTATTTCGTTCGGGCTCGGAATGAAGCTTACTGCGGCCGGAACTACCGGAGATTCGGCTTTGGAAGGTTCAGAAGAAACAATGACTGATTACGATGAAGATGTCGCGATCAATCAGCTACGTCACGGCGTTCTTTTGACCGGGAAGTTTGACGAAAAGCGCAATGTTTATGACATGCGTATGTCGGCAAAAAACAGGCTCACAGACTGGTGGGCTGAACGTATCGACCAGGAGCTCTTGGATAAGCTTTGCGGGAAAACAACCGCCACGTTCGCCAACACGCCTACGGCGGCCGCGACTTCGCGTGCCATTTACGCCGGCGGTGCGGCATCCATTGGTGCAATCACCACGGCCATGAAAATGGATACCAAGGTCCTTGATCTTGCCAAGCAGACTGCGATTCTCGCAAGCCCGAAGGTCAAGCCTGTCCGTGTGAACGGGAAACCGTATTACGTGGCTATTCTCCACCCGTATGACGCGACGAATCTGCGTCAAGACCCTGTTTGGGCGCAAGCTCAGAGGGACGCCAATGTCCGTGGGGAAGATAACCCGATTTTTACTGGAGCCCTTGGTATTTGGAATGGAATCGTTGTCCATGAACACGAATATGTTTACCGGACCAATGACGGATCTGGTTCCGCTCAGGTCGCAAGAAATGTGCTTTGCGGCCAGCAAGCTGGAGTCATTGCCTGGGGTGCTACGGTTGCGTGGGTCGAGAAGTCTTTCGACTACGGCAATCAATGGGGTATCTCAGTCGGAGCTATCTTCGGCTGCATTAAACCCATGTTCAATGCTGTTGACTACGGCGTGATCACAATGAATTGCGCGTCAGACGTAGCCACCACTTCTTAATCGCCTGATAACCAATGAGGAGGGGGCGGGGGAACCAACCCCCGCCTTCCTCTTAATTATTAGGGGGATCAAATGGGTTACGATGATTTAAAAAAAAGAGGTGCCTGGTTTGGCGGTATTTTCAAGCTCCTTGAGGAATGCATTGAGAATTGGAACGCATTTCTCTTGAAACTTGACGTTGATACAGCAGACACCACTTGGCATAACGATTATGACGTTCCAACGCCTTCTATCGGGAACGAATCCCGCCGGGCTTTATCTGGACGCGCCCTGCCGACCGGCGATCTTGTAACAATCTGCAAAAATCTCAGGACGAATTTCAACGATGCGTTGGATGCGATCAATGATGATGATGGTGTAGCAGGAACAACGATCTTTACGACAGAGAAGTTTGCGGCGACGGCGAATCTTATGGATGTCGCCAATGCCCGTGCGAAAACGCATGGGTATTATCTGGATGCCATCGTGGATTTTCTGGATCAATTCGTGGACAAATTCAATAATGTCCTCGATGCTTGCGACGCTGACGGAACTCTGACTGATACCGATTATTTTTCGCTTTACGGGATCACGGACGTTGTAGAGGCTTCAAGTTCTTCCTCTTCGAGTTCTAGTTCGTCGTCGCGCTCGTCGTCCAGCTCGTCTTCGAGTTCGTCTTCCAGCTCGTCGTCTTCCTCGAGTTCGTCGAGCAGATCGTCTTCGAGTTCATCCTCGAGTTCGTCGTCTAGCCAGTCTTCGTCTAGCTCTTCGTCCAGCTCTTCAAGCCAATCTTCGAGCAGTTCTTCACGCTCGTCTTCGAGTAGTTCGTCGTCTTCTTCGAGTCAGTCAAGCAGTTCAAGCTCTTCGAGTTCATCGAGCCGATCAAGTTCGAGTTCTTCGAGTAGTAGCCGTTCGTCGAGTTCTTCCAGCAGTTCCTCGAGTTCGTCGAGTAGATCGAGTTCTTCGTCGTCCAGCTCTAGCCGGTCGTCCAGCAGCAGCTCTTCCAGCAGTTCGTCCAGCTCGTCTTCATCGAGCCGGTCGTCCAGCTCAAGCAGCAGCTCTTCGTCCAGTTCGAGTTCTTCCAGCAGTTCAAGATCCAGCTCCAGCTCGAGCAGTAGTTCAAGCTCGGCTACGGCTTAAGGAGGGATGCCGCTATGCCAAGAATTCAAGGTTTAGCAGAAACAGGCGTCCTTACTGGCGATCAACTGGTAAAGGAAGCGCCCGGAGAAGTCCATTCATTCGTGATTGCCTGGAGAGGCGCCAACGTTGGGGATGTCATTGCATATTTACTTGATGCCATTACTGACACGAGCGCAAATCCAGGAACACATGAAGTTGTGATTATAGCCGCGACAGCGAACGGAACTTTCGCGAAAGAATATCCGCAAGGAAAAAGGTTTGATACCGGCATCTTCTACAAAGAAGGCGCCGCAAATAACGTCTTTACGGAAGTGACGTTTAAATAAAGGAACCGAGTGCCCGGCTCTCGTAAGGGGGCCGGGTTACCTCGAAACAAAATGATTGATCTTTTTAGGCCCTATGTCCCAAAAGAAGCGCGTGAAGCGGTGGATGAAGTCCTCCGTTCCCGTTTCATTGGGCAGGGGCCGAAGGTTGATGAGTTTGAAAAAACCTTTGAGAATAAATTTTCAGTTCCTCATGCTATCGCTTTAAATTCAGGAACAGCCGCCCTCGAAACTGCGTATGAACTTTTAAATCTCGGGCCTGGGGATGAAGTGATCACAACCCCGCTTACTTGCACCGCAACGAATCTTCTTCTTTTGAGGCGAGGTGTAAAAATTGTTTGGGCTGATATTCTCGAAAAAAGTCTCTGCATTAGTCCTGTCGACGTTTATTCAAAAATCAATGAAAAAACAAAAGCGGTTGTTCAAGTTCATCTCGGAGGAATAAAAGCCGACGTTGGATTTATTCATAATATTCCGGTTATCTCGGACGCGGCTCAAGCTCTGGGAATTTTTAATGGCGATTATACCTGCTGCTCTTTTCAGGCAATCAAACAAGTCACAACGATTGACGGCGGAATGTTTATAACAAAAAACAAAGAAGATGCTCATAACGCAAAACTTCTTCGTTGGTTTGGAATCGACCGCGATGTGAAGATCGCAAATAATTGGCAGGCATATAAAGAACGGAAAATGACTTTTGATATTGAACTTCCAGGAACAAAAAGACACATGCACGATGTTTCTGCCTCGATGGGGATTGTTGGGCTTAACCATTACGACAAAATAATTTCTCATAATAAAAAACTTTTTTATATTTATAAGGAAAGATTGGATGGTCTTGACGGGATAAAGATTGTGGATGGGGAAACAAATTTGTGCTGGCTCTTTACCGTCCTCGTTGATGACCGGGATGATTTTGCCAAGATGCTTTTTGAGGCTGATGTCGACACCAATGTTGTTCAAGTGAGAAACGATATTTATAAAATTTTCGGTGGAGAGCGCGCTGATCTTCCTGTGATGAATAAGGTAGAGCACAGATACCTTTCACTCCCGATAGGGATGCACGTCCATGAAGATCACGTTCATTATATTTGTGATCAGATCGAGAAAGGCTGGTAATGCACACTTGTGGATTTTGTAAGGACCCGGTGCCAGCTCAAAGCGGTCCAAGGAAAGCCCATTTAACGATAGCAAAGATGGAAGATGACAGAATTCACACGCATGGCGATCTTGAAAACAAAGAAGTTGTTCAGGAGCTTCTTGAAACAGCCGCCGTAAGCGTTGGACTTTCTTCAAAGATTGGAGGGGAAGCCCCAAAAGAAGTCGTATTTCATAACCGCCAGAGAATTGGCGATATGCTCATGTTTACCTGTGGGGTTAGAGATTTCAAAAAAGCGTTTCCAAAAACAAGGGTCAATGTCGTAAGCATAGCCGCCCATATTTTCGATCATAATCCTCATATTGACAGGACTCTCACACCTACCGACCAAAACACAGTAAAGATTGGTCCAGGGAAAGGGACTAACCAAAGCAATAGGGTTGACTGGCATTTTGCAAATGCGTACAGAATGTCGATTGAAGATGCTTTAAAGATTCAAATCCCGCAAGGACTTTCACGCCCTGATATTTGGCTAACCGAAGAAGAGTACACAGCTCCAAGATTTTTTAAAGACCCGTATTGGCTGATTGTGGTCAGCGGTGAAAAGGGATGGAACGCAAAGATGTACCCGTTCGAGCGTTGGCAAGAAGTGGTCAATCAAAATCCAGATCTTTGTTTTGTGCAGCTTGGGACCAAGGGAGATAACCCTCCAAGACTTCAGGGCCAAAACGTAATTGATCATGTTGGAAAGACGGAAGATAAAAACACCGGGGTAAGGGATCTTTACAAGCTTTTTTTGAACGCGGAAGGATCTATTGGCCTTGTCTCATTCCACATGCACCTTTCCGGGGCATTGTGGAAACCTTGCGTTGTGGTAGCTGGAGCAAGAGAGCCTTCTTCTTTTACGAAATACGAAGGGCATCAATATCTTGCCACCGATGGCACGCTGCCTTGCGCTGTTCAGGCGTGTTGGGCGTGTGATTTGAATCCGCCGGCACCAAAAAAAAGCAGGTGTACAAATCAGGTCATGCTGAATGGACAGCGTGTCCCGCGTTGTGTGGACATGATTGATCCTGCTGAGATCACGGCAGCCATCAGGAGATACTACACTGGCGGGCGACTCATTAAAGGCCAGCCATCGGGGCCTACTATAAGAAAATTTTGCAATATTGTCCCGACCCCTGTTCAAATCCAGCCAGAGCCGCCTAAACCCGAATCGACTCTTGATTGGGGTAAGGGCGCCATTGATCCGCTTGACGGGCCTTTCATTGAGGAAGTCATCAAAAAACATCAGGTGAAAACCGTCCTTGAGTTTGGGGCTGGACTTTCGACTCTCTTGATGGGACGGATTGCGAAAGTAACTAGTTTTGAAACCGAAGATGAATGGATCGAAAAAGTCAGGTCCCGGATTTCCCTTGAATGCGTTGACATTTTTAAATGGGACGGGCGCAATCTACCTGTTCCCCCGCCTTGCGCTTTAGCGGATTTCGATTTAGCTTTTGTTGATGGTCCGGCCAACGGTCAAAACCGGGAAGAAGCGACTCGCCTTGCCGCAAACCACGCGAAAATTGTCATTATGCACGATGCTACCCGTGAATGGGAAGCAAAGTGGGAAGCGAAGTATTTGAAACCTGGATTTCAAGGCCCGATCAAAGGCGGTCGCTGGTGTCACTTATGGATTAAAACACCTTCTTTTGTACAGCACCCATCCCCGCCGCCAAAGACGATGCGCTCAGACGCTAAAAAAATAAAGATCGTTTCCACGGCCCGGGGATGGGGAGGCTGTGCTCGATCAATCACAACGATTATGAAAAAACTCCTGAATGAAGGGCATTCTGTCGAGTTTGTCCCTTTCAGGAACTCGATCGGAAGCCGGGAGTTTAAAGACGCGCTTAAAAACGGTCTTGCGGATGTGAAAGTGAGCGAATCTTATGACAGCATCAGAGAGTCTTGCGACGTTCTCATGGTGTATGCGGATGACTTTGTTTGGGAATTTAGCAAGCCTGAAATTCGGGATGTCTTTGAAGGCGTCAGCGCCAACCGCCGAATAATGATGATCAACTACCGGCGCGGCGGGATCGGTGAAATACCCTGGACTCGCGGATGGGACAAGTACCTGTTTTTGAACAGCGGTCAGGAAAAAGACCTTTTGAGGGTGCATCCTGGGGTTGAAACAGGTGTCCTCCCGCCATGCACAGACCTTGATCGGTTCTTTGAAATGCAACCGATGTACGAGCTTCCGGTCAGAATTGTCAGGCATAATTCGCAGGGTGACGTGAAATTTGACAAAGAAAAGGCAACTTCTGAAATTGAGGCGGCGCTTAATTCTCGGCCAGACTTGCAGATTCACATGATGCCAGGTCCAAGTTTCGTCCCGGCAGTACCCGAACGATTCATCAAATACCCAAAGAATACGCCTCCTGTTCCTAAATTTCTTGAGAGCGGAAACCTATTTTGGTATTCGCTCCCTAAAGGGTACATGGACATGGGCCCGAGGGTCATTCTTGAGGCTATGGCCGCCGGTCTAGCCGTGATTGCTGATCCGTGGGGTGGCGCCGCTGATCGGGTAACGCCTGAAACCGGCTGGCTGGCTTCGAAGGAAGAGCAGATCGAGATTATCAAGAACGTAACGGCCGCCGAACTCAAAACTAAAGGCGAGGCCGCTCGCGCTCGCGCCTTGAAAGAATTTCGGGCGGAACGTTGGATCGAGGAACTCACCGGTGAATTATGCACAGCTCCTACACCGTAAACAATTACGCTGATGTTTTTAAGGCCATCGTCAGCGCATTCCAGCCAACTGTTTGCGTTGAGCTTGGGGTGCTGGAAGGTTATTCAGCTATCGCTATCGCCAAAGGACTCAAAGAAAACTTTGATAAACATGGAACAAAAGGACATCTAGACGCCTACGATCTTTTTGAGGAATACCCATATCGACACGTTTCGATGGAAATGACTCTTGGAAATATCGCCAATGTCGGCCTTTCAGAATGGGTAAACCTTAAAAAGGCAGATGCGTTTGAAGTCCATGAGCGTTATCCAGAACATTCCGTAAGCTTTCTTCATGTCGACATTTCAAACACTGGAGAGACTATCCGTAAAATCATGGAACTTTGGGATAACCGGATGGTATTCGGCGGTATCATTTGCTTTGAGGGCGGGTCAGATGAGCGCGACAGGATCAAATGGATGAAAAAATATGACGCTTTACCGCTTAAATATGAGTTTGAAACGAATCCTGTCATTGAAACACGGTATGTTTTTGCGACATACTTTAAATTTCCTGGGCTGACGTGCTTACTGAAAAAAAGATAAGGCTTATTGATATTTTTCAGAGCCATAAAGGACTTGTAACGGAAAAATTTCCACATCATCTTGAAATCTATGAGTGGTTTTTTGATAAGTTCAGGGGGAAAAATATTGGTATTTTTGAGATCGGAATACGCGAGGGCGGTTCTTTGCAGCTTTGGAGAAAATACTTCGGGCCGGAGGCCAGGATTTACGGACTTGATATTCAAGATAAGGCAGCATTGACAGAAAAAACAGATTCCGCAATTTTTGTTGGCGATCAAAGCAATACTATTTTTATGCAAGATTTAGCCCAAAAGATAAAGCCTGTTCATATCGTCATAGATGACGGCTCTCACAAAGTGAATGATCAGCGCCTTTCATTTGAATGTATTTTCCCTGTTCTTGAAAACGGAGGTATTTACATAATCGAAGACATCCATACTTCTTATCGTGAAGAATATGGAGGGGGATACAAAAATTATCGGTCGTTCGTTGAATATTTAAAAACAATGATTGACGGCATCCATTCCTCTGAATTTCCGGGAGTTATTCCCGTAATTTTTAATGAAATTTTCGCTGTTCATTTTTATCCAAGTCTTGCGGTTATTGAAAAAAGAGGCCCTTGGACATGGGGCGGCCCAACGATGAGGCCGGCATGACATTCACTCAGGACGATTCAATTAAATTCAGGCGGTTTTGTCAGGAAATAATAAATAATCCAAGGCCGATGGATGCTCAGACATCAAAAAGAGAGGGCGCTTACCTTTGGTGCGAGGATTGGGAAATGATTGAAATTCTTAAATTCTTTTTTCTTGGGAGGGATGTTTATTTGACGGAGGCTCCCCCGAATCGTCTTAAAAATAATCCTCTTTGGTCAAAGGAAGAGATTATTAAAAAGGCGGACAGCTTTATGGAATTTTATAATAGCGCTGATCACATCATCGAAATTTTAAGGAATATGAGAATTGGAACAACATCCCGGATCTCTTGATACGTTCAAAAGTCTTTCTGAGGGCCGCGACGGTCTTGAGCGGTACAGGATCATGGAGGACTTTGGGCAGTACGTTTTAAACGGTGTTGGAGGCGATATCCTTGAAATTGGGGTAGGGGAAAGCTCTCATTTCCTTTCAAAGATTGCAAAGAAATTTAATCGGAGACTGTATCATTGTGATATTTCCCCCTCTAAGATCGTCAATCCTATGACCATTCCAGGGTATTTGTCGGATCGGGATGAAATCACCTATTTTGAGGATAGAGAACCCACTCCAGAGCAATTTAAACGGGTTGTTTGCTTCGCCGGCGCTTCAGACGATCTTTTTAAGAGGCTCTTGATTACGCCGCTTGCCCTCGCGTTTATCGACGGGGACCATACGTACGAACAGGCCAAAAAAGACTTTTGGCATATCTGGCCGCATATTGTAGAGGATGGGGTGATTTGCCTTCATGATACGAGCTGTCCTGATATTACTTGGACAAACGAAAATCAATGTGGCGAGGTTTATAAGTTGAGATTGGAACTTGAAAAAGATAGCAGGATGGATGTTTTAACGATTCCGAAAGGCTGTGCTATTGGAGTCGGGATCACTTTTTGCAGAAAAAGGAGAAAAGACCGTGCTATTTATCAGGCTTAATTTGACGCCCATCAAAAACAATTTTACTAGATTTGATTTGGCTTTGGTCTTTGTGAAAAAATTGATGCGTGGCCTCATCTTTAAATGCCATCAGGTTTTGCGGGCGATTATCTTTTTTTATTCCATTAAGATGATGGACTCGTTCAGATTTTTTAAGAAAACGCCCGATCATTTTTTCTACCACAAGCCTGTGTTCCAAAACATAATTGTTATGCGTTCTGTACGGATGATCTGGACTAAAAATGAGAATGTAATCGCCATTATAAGAAATGCCGCCATTCCATTTAGGATTTTTTTCTCGATTTATTCTCCCTTTACTAGCAAGACCTATTTTTCTTCTATGTTCATTGGTAAAAATCTTTCCAGTGTTTGCAAGCCTGATTTTTTCTATAAACTCTGGAGGCATTTTTCGACCTTTATAAAGCAGGCTCAGGTATTTATCACGGCACTCTTTGGAACAAGTTTTTCCAGCACCCTTTTTAAAATGAGAAGGTCTTACATAAAGTTCCTTAGAGCAAATCAGACAATTTCTAATCATATATTAAAACCAATGTTAGTCATGTAGTAGGATTATACCATGCCTAAGAAAAAGAAAAAACGCAAAAAGAAAATGGGTTATTGATGAACGATCAGGAAAAGCTTGAAAGAAAATGGGCGAGCCTTGAACCTTGGCATGAAAACTTTGGGCAAGGGATGGAGCGGCGCGGAAAAGACGGCGCGAGCTGGTACGACCTTTCTTTGTTGAATGCCCTGCCTTGCGAGAAGGATACAGCAATTATTTTAACAGCCTGGTCCGGGCAGCTTAAATGGCTCAAACACACGCTTGCGAGTTACCGGGAAACTGGAGCATATGTCATCGTTGCCTATGATCAACACTTCTTTCCGTGGGTCGAGGATTCAGAAGAGGCTTTAATAAAAACTATGCCCCGTCCGAGACATTACCAGCTAGCCAGCGCGGTTGTTTTTAAGCACATGACCGCAGATGCTTCTAAGAGAAATGGCTGGTTTTGGTCGGTCCGGTACGCCCAAGGGATTTTAAAGAGCTTCCCGAACATAAAAAATGTCTATCTCACAAACGGTGACTGCGTTTTTGAGAAGCCAGAAGGGTTTCCTGAGCTTTTGAAGTTGCTTGACTGGTGCGACCTTATCTCCGGGCAGACCACCGGAAATGGAAATATCCATACAGCTAATGTCCTTTTTAGACGCGAGGCATTTGACAAGATTTTTGATTATATCGCGAATCTCATGCGTGTCCCGGTCATTGCGTCAAGAAGTCCAGAGGGAAATCTGAAAGAGGCCGTAGCGCAACTCAGAATGAAATTAGGGATTCCGGACAAGCAGCCACTTGACAAAGACGGCACGATTGACTCTTACGCCCGCTACGGTCAGGAATCGACCTGGAAAGAGCTTGTCGGGTTTAGAAATTTGTTTGCTGAATATGAAACATGCGGGAACGAAGGCCGTGATGTTTTTTGGATGAAACCTTATGTGGACGATTTCAAAGACTTCCTTTACTGGTCGGGGGAAGAACGTGAAACAGTTTGTCATTACTGGAAAACAGGGGACAAACGGTATTTGATGAAGTGGCTGGACCAATGGGAGGACAGCGATTACAACCGAATTTTTTACCCGATTGAATTTTACGGCAAGGGCCCCATTTACGCATGAAACTTTCAAGCATCCATAATAAAATTTTACAAGAAAAAGCAAAAAGACTAGAAGCAGAAATCCGGAAAAATTCTCCGAAGATCCAAATGCAGGCTATTGCTGATGAATTCAAGCAATGGATCAACAGCCTGAAATTTAAAGACCGTGTTTATATTGCATGGCTGATCATTCGGAGGAAATTTCGTGGGATTGACTCTTAAAGATTTAGAAGAACCTGGAATTTCAGAAGAAGAGCGGGCGTCAAGGCAGTTTTGGATTGACAGAACTCGCGCAAATGACCAGTGGGCGCTTAAAGCCCTCAAACCCATTGGCGTTCTTCTTACCTCCCACCAGGCAAACCGCCCGTTTTTAAAGGCGTCTATCGAGTCCCACGCCAAGCTCGGGTATTGGATCACCCTTGCTTATGACAGCTACGTCGATCCCACTTGGGAGACTCTCGACCATAACCAGTTTATGCCCCCCAAGGACGTTCTGGACAAGGTTGACGCTTTTCTTATGCCGCATTACCAAACTTGGGGCGGCCCGCTTTTTCCTTATTTTTGGCTACTTAAATGGGGCATCCAAGCGATGTCAAATTTTGAATATATTTACTGCGCGAACGCTGATTTTGTCCTTGAAAAGCCTGAAGGCTTTCAGGAATTGTTCAATATTTTGGGTGACGCGGACATTATGACTTCCGGCCCAGACAGGGAAGATCCTCCGGCTGCAAACACGGCTGGATTCATAGCCAGGACGGACGCGCTTCTTAAAATTGTGAAGCATCTTCAGGGTCATCTTGTCCCGTGGGAAAACTACGAAAAACATACTCAGCGTGTAGGGAATATGGAAGGCCGGCTTGGGTGGGCTATCAAAGACTTGGGTCTTAAACAGAAAAAGGTGACACCCCCACTCGAAGACATGTTCAGGACCCCAGGAAACGGGACATGGTACGACCTTTTGGGTTTCAGGCATATTCACGCAGAACTTAATTATGCGTACCGGAACAGGAAAATACCGCCGCCTTTGAAGTATCTGGATGAGCGCTATCTCGGTAGTCATGACCTCAATTTTATAAAAAAATACGAAGAAACAGGAGATTCAAAAGTTCTCGAAGATTGGTGGGAGAAGCAGTGAGGCGATACTACATTTGCCCAGTCAAGGAATATGAAATATTGAATGATGACGGGACTCTTGACCACAAGTTGCATGCCGCCAAGATTAGAGAATATCTTCCGGGGTTTAATTATGTCGCGCATATTCCGACAAATTCAACAACTGGCAAACCTATCAATAATTGGGCTATTGTTTGCGTTGAAGCGCCAGACCACTCAAAGCTTGAACAAGACGTGGAATTTATTCAAATTCCGCATAACGATGATCATGAAGCGCAAAAGATTGTACCTGCCGATTTTAAGTCAAAGGCTATTTTAAAAGGCATAAATCTAGGTGTGACAGAATCTGTAAAAAGCATGTGCAATAAAATTGGAAAGAAACTTTCTCCCAATTACGATTTTGATAAGGAAAAAGTCTAATGGCTACAGTCGGACAAGACGCTTTTACGGAAGCCTCAGATACGGCTCTTGAATCCCACACACCAAATGTTGGGGCCGCTTGGAATGGAACAACTTTTATAGTAGAAGCAGATGACAATTCAGCAAAGGCTGAAGGCACGACCGTTGTTGCTGTCGCGAAGACGGATGATATTGGCGACGACGATATGGACGTTTCTATTGATATTGTTACGCATGCTGACAATACGGGCGAACGATTTGGTGTCACTGCGAGGGTTCCAAGCGGTGAGACTGGGGTTAGTAATTCTTATCAGGCATACGGCGTTGGTGATGCTGGCGGAACGATGGATATTGCGCTTGATAAAGTTGTCGCCGCAAGCCGTACAAATCTTGGAAGTTATGACGCAAATATTGAGGCTGTTGGTTTGCCAGTAACTATAAAACTTGAGATTCGTACAGCGGCAAAAAAGGTTTATTTAGCAGGCGTTGAAAGAATTTCAAGCGCTGATGATGTTTTAACCGGGAATAATTTCGCCGGAATTACTGGACAAAGAGGACAAACGCGTGGAGACAACTTTCTTTCAGAAAGTGTTGGAGTATCGTCATCTTCTTCTAGCTCCAGTTCTCGTTCTTCTTCCAGCAGTTCATCATCTTCGTCTTCGTCCTCGAGTTCTCGGTCATCCTCAAGTAGCTCAAAGTCAAGCTCAAGTTCATCCAGCAGTTCGCGAAGTTCGTCCTCATCGAGCTCAAGCTCGCGAAGCAGTTCCAGCAGTTCGTCAAGTAGCTCGAGCAGTAGTTCGTCCAGTAGTAGCCGGTCCTCGAGTTCGAGCAGCTCATCGTCATCTTCGTCTAGTAGAAGTTCTTCAAGTTCATCATCTCGATCTAGCTCAAGCAGTTCTTCGCGATCGAGCAGTTCATCCTCAAGTAGCCGATCCTCGTCGAGCAGTTCTTCAAGCAGTTCATCTTCAAGTAGCTCGAGATCTTCCAGCTCTAGTTCCAGCAGTTCAAGCTCAAGCAGCAGGAGTTCTTCAAGTTCATCTTCATCCAGTAGTCGATCTAGTTCGTCTTCGAGTAGTAGTTCTTCGTTATCTTCCAGTTCGAGTTCCTCTCGATCGAGTAGTTCGTCATCCTCATCGTCATCTAGCTCAAAATCTAGCAGTTCGTCGTCGTCAAGTAGCCGGTCATCGTCATCTTCATCGAGTAGCCGATCCAGCTCTTCGAGCAGTAGTTCAAGTTCTTCGTCAAGCTCGAGCCGATCATCGTCTTCTAGCTCGTCGTCCCGCAGTGTGTCTTCATCGAGTTCCAGTAGCCGGTCCTCTTCGAGTTCAAGTTCTTCACGATCAAGCTCTTCGTCTTCATCAAGTTCGAGTGCATTCGTGTGGCGAGATCGGACTGAGCAAAGCGGATCGTGGAGCGACAGGACAGACGAATCCGGGTCTTGGAGTGACCGCGCCGAACAAAGTGGATCATGGAGTGATAGAGCCGAAAGCGTGTTGCCCTAATGGCTACTCTTAAATGGGTTGGTTCCGGAGCAGATAATTTGGCTTCTACTGGCCTTAATTGGGACGGAGGTTCCGCGCCTTCTGCCGGTGATATTATTATTTTTGATGGAGTAACAGGCGCTACCCCCAATAAAAATTGTACTTGGGACATTACCACAAACATCAATAGTTTGGACACTACAGGCTATACAGGGACCATTACGCAATCGGCAACGCTTAATATTACAAGCGGGACCGCTAAATTTACAATGAATGGAGGAACATGGACAACTGGAAACCATGCTGTAAATGTTGATGAGCTCGATGCTTCTGGAAGTGGAACTAAAACTATAAATATGGGAACAAGTCTTATGCAGTGTGGAGGGCATTTCAATATATCCGGGGCTAATACTACCTTTAACGCTGGAACTTTTACATTACGGGTTGATGCCGTTGCAGCAACAATTACATTAGGTAGTCAATCTATTTATAATTTTGAGGGGGATGCCACAAATTCAGGTGGTACTAGCATAACTTGGGCAGCTGGAACTTATGAGTTAGCGGATTTAGATTTAATTAAAGCTGCTAACAATGTTGATATGAATGGAGCTACTTTACTTGTTGATGTTAATTTAAAGAAATCAGCTACAACAGCCGCAGCTGCAACTGGTACAACTGTTATTCAATTAAATGGTACTGGAGTATGGAGTGACGCGGGAACGGGAGAAAATAGACATCCTATTATTATAAACACCGCTGGTACTATAACATTATCCGGCACTATTCATTTAGGCAATGGTGGCCCGTTTACCTACACAGCCGGAACTATAGTTCCTGGAACTTCAACTATTAAAATAATCACTACTATGAGTGTAAATTCTGGGGTAATGCCTTGGTATAATTTCACAGTTACTGGTGATTGTACTTTGACCGGGAATTTGCAGGTCAATAATAATCTTTTAATTGATACTGGGGGAACATTACGAGGCGGGAATAAAACAATAACGGTAAATGGAAACTGGACAAAAACAGGGACGTGGGTTGAATCCACTTCTACCGTTGCTTTTAATGGAACGTCGACCGTATCTGGGGCGACAACTTTTAATAATTTAACCATGAATTCAGGAAAGACGATTCATCTCACATCTACTCAAACATTTATTGTTAATGGATTATTTACCGCTACATCATGCACTCTTGACGCAACTACCGGGGGAAGCCGGGCAATTCTTAATATTTCTGGCACCCAATCAGTTTCGAGCGTAACTGCTACAGACATAGATTCTAGCGGAGGAAATTCGGTAACTAATTCCGGCGGCGTGAATTCAAATACTGTGAATTGGACTGCTCCAAGTTCCAGCTCTTCCAGCAGCTCGCGAAGTTCATCATCGAGCAGTTCATCGAGCTCTTCGTCGAGCTCAAGCTCTTCATCGTCGCGGTCTAGCAGTTCTTCAAGATCGTCTTCGTCGTCCTCTAGTTCTTCGCGGTCAAGCAGTTCTAGTTCCTCAAGCTCGTCATCTTCGAGTTCAAAGAGCAGTTCGAGCAGCTCATCGTCTAGCTCTTCAAGTTCGTTTGCATTTAAATGGACTGACAGAGATGAGCAAGCTGCTTTGTGGGCGGATCGTTCAGAACAGATTGGATTACCATAGGGGGATTTATGCAGCTTTCTACTTTTAAAACGTATGTAAAACGGGACTTCAAACGAACGGATAAGGATACGGAAATAGTCCAGGCTTATAACGACATGATCATTTGGGTGGCACAGATAATCCCACATGGAAATTATAAATTTCAATCTTACATTTCAACCGTGAACGCTCAAGAAGATTATCCGCTGCCGAGCACCCTTATTCATTTAATTCATCCTGTCAAGTACCTTGAAGGAAGTGCTACCGGCGATTCAGGTTATCCTTTAGAGCATATCACGAAGGAAGAATACGATATTAGATTTCCAAATCCAAACCGAACAAGTCCTACTGACAAAGGAAAACCAAGTGTTTACACGATTTTTTCAAGATCAATTTTGCTTGGCCCTCTGCCGGATAATTCAAGTGATCTTCTTGAAATAAACTGGTCGAAACGGGCAACGGCTCTTTCTGCGGACTCTGATACGAGCGATCTTGGCTCTGAATGGGATGAGGTTTTTAAACAAGGAACACTTGAGCGAGTTTATGCCGGGATGGGGATGTTCGAGGAAGCGAATTATTGGGCTGGTCTATACCGAGACGCCGAACACAATCCTATTGGTTTTTGTAAACGTCTTTTTGACGCTGAGAAGGACCGGGAAATTCCTGCTATCGGGCAAGTAAAATTTAATCAACTTTAAGAGAGGTGTACCTTGGTTTATACACACGATTGGGACGAAAATAAGCCGGCTGGAACTCGAGCCTTAAATCTTGGTGATGATGACATTCGGGAATTTAAGGCTGCGATCCGCGAACGCCTTCAGGGCGGAGGAATGTATTTCCCGTCAACCGATGATGACGATGCTGGAATTTTTAATTACGTAAAATTCAAAGAGCAATCTGGAAATCCAACCTCTGAAGCGAATCGAGCTTTTCTTTTCACAAAAGACGTTTCTGGCGTAACAGAGCTTTACTGGATGGATTCTGGAGGAAATGTTATCCAGCTCACAACTGGAGGGAAAATCCTTATCAGTTCTCTTGCAATAGGATCTGAAGCAAGAGGCGACGTGATCGTTCGTGGGGCGAGCGCGTGGGGAAGAACAGCGATTGGTTCGAGCGGAAATTATTTGCGATCAGACGGAACGGACCCGAGCTGGAATACTCTTGAAGCGGCTGATCTTACGGCAGTTATTTTAACCCCTAAAGAATATACGGATGTTGAAGACACGACAACTTCAGATGAAAGCACGACAAATGCAGCTTATCAAGATACCGCATTAAGCATAACGTTCACAGTCGGAAAACAAGGACTTACGTATGTTTCGTTTGATGGTGGCGGTCATTCTGATTCCGGAACTGGAAAATGGGCAATTATTGTAGATGGGGTCACGGAAAAGGAAATAGCGCATATCGCAGGTTCAGGAGACAGCGTTCACCCTCTTTCAATGTGCTGGCATGGAGTTTTATCAGCCGCTGCCCATACGATCAAAATTCAAATCAAAAATGACGGCGGTGGAGGGGCTACTCATATTAAGGGTGCAACTTCAACGGCAAGATTAAACGTTAGTCATCCAACGTAAGGAGAAGCATGCCACTTTTACGAAAAGGAGTTTTGCTTCCGATTGAAGGGGTGAATTTCGCCATTCCCTCAACATTCATAAAAGACCGTAACGCATTCGCGGTCAATATGCGTTATGACAGAGGGCTTTTGAGGAAGCGTGCTGGAAAGACCACAAAAGGTTCTCAAACTCCGGACTCTGATCAAATTATGGGGTACGGATACCTTCAGCATTCGAGCGGATCTAAGTTTCTTGTCAGAGCATCAAAACGCAAGATTCAGAAGTGGAACACCGGGACCTCGACGTGGGAAACTATCTCGATCATTTCTTACGCTGGCGGGGATGAAGATTTCTTTTCGTTCGCTAATGTCACAGAATCAAATCTTTTGATTTCTACAAATTATATCAATGCCCCTTATAAATGGGGTGGATCTGGAAATCAGGTTCTTTTGGGCGGGAGTCCTCCAAAGGCGAAATACGCGGCTTACGTCACGCCTTACTTGCTGCTTGCCTATACCGATGACGGATCAACGGTTGAGCCTTGGCGCGTTGCGTGGTCGGACACGGACGCACCCGAGACATGGAGCGGTGGAAATTCTGGAGAAGCTTTGATTACTGACGAGCCTTCCATTATTCAAAACGTTTCAAAATTAAATGAGTTTGCCGCGGTTTACAAAAAGGACTCTCTGGCGATTGGGATAAGAGTCGATCCGCCTGATATTTTTAGATTTCAAACAGTTAAAACCGGAATCGGGCTTGCCAGCCCTAGAGCTTTTTCAGAAGCAAACGGACAACATTATTTTATGGGGCAGAATGATTTTCATGTTTGGAACGGGATTCGAGTCGAATCAATCGGAGATGCAGTTAGAGAACATATTTTTTCAAGAATTAACAGGTCAAAAATAAATCGTTGTTTTTCTATCCATGTCCAAAATGAACATGAAGTTTGGTTTTTTATACTTACCTCAAGCGATACCTGGCCGACAGAGGTTTGGAAATATAATTATAAACTTGGGTTTTGGTATTACGACACCTGCTCTGGAATTACGGCTGGAATTAAATGGGAAAATGTGACCGTCCTTGATTGGGACTCGGCTCAAGGGACTTGGGATCAACAACAAATCGTTTGGGATGAAGCTTCTTCATCTTCGGCTTGGGAAGAGATCATGCTTGGTAATTCTGCCGGATTAAGCGCGATTGTCGACTATTCGACCACGAACGACCAGGGATCGGCGGTTGAAGGAAAATTTGAAAGTAAGGATTTCTGCGCCGATGGGCCGCAGTATGAGCTTGGCGCAAGATGGTTACAGCTTGACATTTGGGCAAAAGGGCCTGGGAAACTTTACGTCGACTATTCGACCGACGAAGGCTCTAACTGGACTAATATCCCTTACCAATCCTCTCAAACCTATGCCGATCTTGATGAAATGATGACTAAATTTGAATGGTATTTTGATATTTGGACAGAGCATGTCCGGTTCAGAATGAGAAACTCCGAAAGCTCCGAGACTTTTTATATTAAACAATTTTATCCTTACCATTTGGTGCGCGAAGAAATTAAAACGTATCGGAGTTAATGTGCAGATTCGAGAAAGAATAAGGCTTTCCGGAACATCGGAAACAGAATTTGAAAAGCATCTTGAAGAAGAGCTCGCGAGTTACACCTTTGATCTTTCAAGACTTCTCAATTCAGGTTTGAAATTTGCAGATAATTTTAACGCTCAAATCGTTTCCTTTACTTCTGACGGCACGGCGAATACTGAATTTTCGGTAGCACATACGATAAAAAGGGTGCCGACTGGAATAATTATATTTCATCAGGACAAGGCCGGGAGTTTGTACCAAGGCCCGGTGACTGGAACAGCTTGGACGGTAAGCACGCTGTATTTGAAATGCAGCGTCTCATCAGTAACTTTTAAAGCGATGGTTTTTTAAGGAGGCAATAAAATGGGATGGGCTGATTTTTTCAATCCGTTTGATGATTTTGGTGGTGGCGATAAGAAGGGCGGCGATTCTGGTTCCGGGAGTGTTGACATTCAATCCCTTATGCCTTCATGGCAAATGGGACTTGGACAGGATCTTTCTGCGTGGGTGAGAAAATTTTTACAAATGTACAACCCAGGAGAAAAGTATAGCGGGAAACTTTCCGTCACGGATCCGTCAAGCTACGAAAAGACCGGCCTTGATCAGCTTGGTACTTTCCTCGGGAAACCAGCAACTGGTGATCTTTTTGGTGCCGCAAAAGGGCAAGTCATGGATACGCTTGGCGGGCGGTTCGCTGATCCTGCGACAAGTCCATTTATACAAGCCGCCACAAAGCTTGCCGGGCAGAACCTTCAGGATTCAATCAATACGGCCCGGGGTCAGCGTGGCGCCCGCGGGACGTATTTCACAAGGTCCGGGATTCAGGAGGAAAGTAGGCTCTCGGAGCGCACACAAAACGCTCTCAATGCAGTCATTGGCGATTTTATCAATCAGGAAAGAGGCCGGCAACAGAACGCGGTCCCGCAGGCGCAGGCATTGGAACAGTACGGGGAAATGACGGCACCTATCCAGAAAATAAACGCAGCCATGACGGCAGGCAGTCTCCCAAGAATATTGGAGCAGGCCGATCTTGAAGCCCAATACAAAGATTATCAAAGGCAGAGGACCGAGCTTTCTCAAGTTCCTGGAGTCGGGAATACTCTCTTCGCAAAAAACGTGCCTCAACTAATTAACAGCACAGCACCGGGTTCTTCCACGCCCAATATGCTTGCTGAAATTTTGAGTGGCATTGATTTTGGGAGCATTTTAGGTGGAGGATCAAAAGGATCTAGCACAATCCCATCCAATACTACGGCGTTAGGTGGCGGAGGATCCTCTCAATTTATGGACATGATTATTAAACTTTTACCAGTAATTCTTGCAGCGGCTTAAAGGGGGGATGTATGGGTGAGACACTTTATTCAGAAAAAAGACGTGGAATGACTCCTGATGTCCAGGGGCTTGGAGGCGGGAGCGTTGCTGTGAATTGGACTCCCACGGAGCCGCAGACCGGAATTGGGAGGTCTTTGAAAGCTCTTCAAATTGTTCTCCAGGCTAAAGCAAAAGCGGAGGAATCTAGGCAGGAAAAATTAAAAAAACAATCGGACATGTACAACGTCCTTCGGGATTCAGGATATGACCCGAAGTCCGCACATGAAGCTGTCCAGAAAAACCAATTTCCTGGCGGCCCAGGAGAAGAGGGCGGGAAAGCCGCATTGGATCAGGCGAAACTTCAAGAGTCACAGGCAGGGATTTTGAAAACTCAAGCTGAGACTCAAAAACTTCAAAAACAAGCCGAGGGATACGTCGATCCTTTGACGCAATCAAAGATTGATCTTAATCAAGCGAAAGCAGGGCGAGGGGATTTTCTTACGCCTGGCCAAAGGCTCCAAAAGGACAGACTCACTGAAAAAATATACAGCGCGATTGAAGGCAACAAACCAAAAAGGGAGGCTTTGCGGGCAGCTGAAGAAGGTTTTAAGCGAATCCCGCAAGGGCAATACGGGCAAGTAAACATTGAATATTTGAAACGCTTTGACCCTTCAAATCCGCTCCTCACGGATTGGCAAAACATTAAAGAGGTTCTATTAGACGCTCAGCTTCAAAAAGTTGCCAGAACGAAGGGCGCAATATCTGATGCTGAAATGCGGTTATTTAGTCAAGCAGTTGCAAATGATGATCTTGCCAGCGTTGCAAGGATGAAGCCGATTTTAAAAAGATTGAAAAGCTCTATGGATGCTGAAGAAGCCGGTCTTTCAGGGGCTTACCAAAGGAACTACGGCGAAGATCCCAATACTTGGTTTCAAGAGGAAGGCGGGGAAGGAAGTGTTCAAGAATTTGCTTCCGAAGAAGAAGTTATGGCTGCAAATTTACCGGCCGGAACCACGGTCAAAATCGCCGGCAGACCGGCAAGGATAGACTAATGCCTATCACTTATTTGGATGAAAAGCCAGCACCGAAAGTTATAAACGGAGCGCCAAACAGAAAAATAACATATTTGGATGAGCCGCCTCCAAAAACCCCGTATCAAAGCCGTGACGAAAACGCTCCTATGCGAACGGCCGCCGCTGGACTAGTGGGAACAATGCCAGCGCCGGAGGACATTGTTGGAATGATGGTTAAGCTCGTAAACGGAATGTCTCAAGGAACGGTCGAACGAAACCTTAAATTCCCCGCAGGTGGCGGCGCTTTAGCCGAAGGCGCGAATATGCCGCATGATATTTCTCAGATTGTTTCTGATTTTACGGGAGGAAAAACGCCCGTAGCGCCTCAAGTAATTAAACCAAGTGGCGCAGAAAAGATACTGCCTCAACCCGTTACGCCCGGGGGCAAGATTGCAGGACAAATGCTTGAAGCTGGGGGGTACGCTATGGGGCCAGAAGCCTTTTCAAAGGCGGCAAGCATTAAAAAACCCATTGCACCCTATCAGGCTTTACAAAAAGCTGAAAAGCTGACTACCGAGATTTTACAACCATCGAAGGGCGATCTTCAATCTTACATGGAGCGCGGCAAGAAATTTCCTCCCACTGAAGTTGCTGCAAAGTACATAAAAGAATCTAAAAACTACGGAGAGCTTCAAGAGCGCCTTCAGAGCGTTATTAATGGAAAACTTGAAGAACGAAACTTTTTAATCAAAAGGTTTAACCGTCCAATAGGAAAAACCTATCTTCAAGACCTCCAAAAATACATAACTGAACAACGAAGATCCGGCCAAATTCCAGATTCAGAATTGAAAGTTATGCGCGAAGTTCTTGAAAAAGAGGCGAAATGGGCCTCAAGGCAAAGAAAGCTTAATACCGTAAAAGCTGAGACTCGAAAAGAGGAGCTTCAGCAGATGACCGAAAGTCTTCTTGATAGGCGAGCGGACGGAACCAATGTCAGCCGTGATCCGGCCAGATCAAGAGCTTTGGACGTTCTTAGGCGCGGATTAAAAGAAAAGATCGAAATGAGTCATCCGCAGATCAAGAAAAACAATGCGCTTTACGGGGCTTTGTCTGAAGCTAAATCGCTTGTGGCGGGACAACGTGCTTTAGCTGAAAAAGAAGTACCAATGAGAACCATGGAAAAAATACTCAGCTTCTTTGGTAAGGGGGCAAAAGACGTTCCGATGGCCATAGCACGACGGGTTGCTGGAAACGAAAAGCATTTGAGCAAAGTAACAGCAGAGATAGAGAGATTAAGGAAAATCGCAGGGTGAGTTTTTTACCAGTATTTTCCGTTACGTTCATCTATTTTTTTACAAACGAAAGCGAATAAAAACATGATGGCTAAAAATGTTAGCACAGCTCCCGCAAGCTTTCCTCCAGGTGTGACGGTTGCCAAAATTATTTCAAGCATGTTTTCTCCTTTTCGTCGTTTAGCATAGACATGAGGCGCATTATACCAACGCTTTTTAAATCTGTGTGGAATAAATAATGGGCCCAAACGGAGGAGAACGAAGAAAGTACAGCCATATTAGCGGTGAAGACCGCGACATTTTAATAAGGCTTGACACGAATATGAGCAATTTGATTGAACTGGTAAACCATCACAGAAAAGAAACGAAAATGCACATTGCAGATGATAACATCAATTTTAAGGCCATCGGGGTTGAACTTTCAAATCTTGAAAAGTCCATTCAAACCAACAGCAACTGGGTCAAAGGGATAATTCTTCCGGTAATGGGCGGATCAGCGGTGATTATGTTTCTTTTAAACTGGTTTCACAAATAAGGAGAACTAACATGGCAGATATTTTAGTTTCACCAGATCCGCCGAAAGAAGCATGGAGCTGGAAGAAATTTTTCAGCGGGATATTTAATGGGCTGAATACCGCGAAGGCGCTGATGACGACATTTCATCAGATTCTAATTATCGTGGTCGTGGCAAGCGTTATTTGGTGTGGGATCCTTTTATTTAAACATTTCACTAAACCGAAACCTAAACCGACGCCTATTTGTGTCACTACGAACAGCGGGAAGATTCATAGCTCCACGGATGATAACAAAAGGAAGTTTGGGCTGATCAATATTTTCTAATTTTATTCCATCGGTGCGATTTAACCAGAGTTTTGCAATAACCTGTTGCGATTTCGAGGCATTTGGAAGAACAGAATTTTGAAGAATGATCTTTTCTTGACCACCATAACCGTGAACAATTTTGACATCTGTAAACCAGGTATGATCGATAATCGTTTTTTACATCTATCCATGTCATGCCTTGGGAGATTGGCGACGGCCGCGTTGTTGGTTTTTTGGGTTTTTTTCTATGAAGTCGTCCGTGATCTTTTATATCAAGAATTTCAAGATTTTCGATTCGATTATCATCTTTCATTCCGTTTATATGATGAACGTGCTCGCTATTTTTCAAAATACGGCCAAGGTATTCGGTCATTATCCATCGATGCTCTGGCCAAACTCTTCCTTTTCTTGAGATGAGGACATAACCATGAGAGTAAGTCCTCGCATTTTTAAAATGAGGATGACCATGGCCTTTAAATGCTTCATAGAGACATTCTTTGGAACAAAATCTTTTATTGTAACCGCCGCCTTTTTTTGGTCCGTAACTTTTTTTACAAATTTCACAAACAGGGAGGGTTTTTCTCATGAGTATTTTGCTCTTAGTTTTTAAAGTATTTTTAGTTTCGTTCTTCTGTATATGTTATGCTCTAGGAGGTCAATCGTCAATAGGTAAATGGGTAAGACGCTTCCTTGGAGCCGGCGTCTTTGGCGCTGGCGTGATCCTGCTTTCGATCCTTTCCGGGCATTTTGGGATCTTCGCGCTCATGGCCGGAGGCTGGTACATCCCGAGCCTGATTCTGTTCAAATACGGTGTAAATGACGGGAAAGTCTGGAAAAAGGTGCTTCTGCGGGGTGTTTATGGGGCCTCCCTTGGTCTTGGAGGCCTTTTCGCCGGGATTTCGACCGGGAACATAGGGTTAGGCGTGTTTCAGGTCATTTTAGCTGCTTCCGGGAGTATTTTCTTTGGAGTTCTCAATCCTTTTGCTAAATACGGCGATAAGGGAGTCATGCTTGAGGATGCCTGCATTGCCCTTTGTGCCGTTGGGGTGGTGCCTTTTATTGTTTAAAAAAATAATTAAAGATTTATTTGACATGGTCCGATATTTGGTGTAGATTCCAATTTAGTCATATGAAAACTAAATTTAACCCAGTAACCGCGAAGGTGAAAAATGAAACCAACTATAAGACCATTATCTGATTCATGTACCCCGTCCAGAGGTGTCGTTATGACCGACATTTTCCCTCCACGGGAGCCTTCGCGGGCCATCTGGCGGGGTACACCTTTGCTTTTGGATTGTAAAAGCCAAGAGTCCTATAATGTAGAAAATGTAAAACGATCGGAAGTATTTGTAAGCAAAGGAGTTGCATCAAGTTATAAATTATTAAATTCAAGTTATGTGAAGTATCTGCTTTTGGCCTTCCTCTTGTTTCCTGCCGCGTTCCACGCGAAACCCGCCTTTGCCGAAGTCGTGACCGCCAGCTACTACACGCTTGAGAGCGTTTTAAAAGAAGGTAATTCCGGGATTACGGCCTCCGGCGAGAAATACCGGGAATCCCGGCAAACCTGCGCTCATCCGACTTACCCTTTCGGGACAATCTTGAAAATCACTAACCCGAAAAACGGGAAATGGATTTATGCCAAAGTCAACGATAGGGGCCCAGCCGCTTGGACTCGACACGGAATCGATCTCACCCCTAAAGGCTTTGAGCTTTTGGGGCTTAAAGGGCTTGGGAAAGTTAATGTTCGGAGGGTTAAAAAATGAAATTCGAAATTAAAAATCGATGGTCTGGTAAACTTATTTTTTCGGTTGAGGCTGAAAATTGGAGATTTGCGGTAGAGGCGGCGATTAAGTCGGAGGCCAATCTCTCGGGGGCCAATCTCTCGGGGGCCAATCTCTCGTGGGCCGATCTCTCGGGGGCCGATCTCTCGGGGGCCAATCTCTCGGGGGCCAATCTCTCGTGGGCCAATCTCTCGGGGGCCAATCTCTCGGGGGCCGATCTCTCGTGGGCCAATCTCTCGTGGGCCAATCTCTCGGGGGCCAATCTCTTGGGGGCCGATCTCTTGGGGGCCAATCTCTCGATTATTAAAAACGATTTCTGGAATGTCTTGCTTCACGCCACAAAAGAAGTCCCGGCTTTGCGCCAAGCCCTCATTGAAGGAAAGGTGGATGGCTCAAGCTATCAAGGGAAATGTGCGTGTCTCGTTGGAACGATTGCAAACGCTAAAAAATGCGATTTTAAAGCAATCAAAGGGCTTGCGCCAGATGCTGATCGTCCCGCCGAAAGATTTTTCCTTGCAATTAAAGAGGGTAACACCCCTAAAAATAATCAAGTTGCCAAAACCGTGGTTTTTTGGATTGATGAATTCGTGGCGCTTCTTCCTGAAATTTATGCGGGGGTAGAAAAATGAAAAAATACCTGATTCGCTGGACTGAAACGCATGAACAAGAAGTCTACGCCAACGATCAAGACGAGGCTTGCGATCTCGCGGAAGTCAACATGCAAGCTGAAACTTATTTGAATTCAGAAATCAAAGATATTGAGCCATTGGAAGAACGCGAAAAAGAATCTGAATTTGATACCGTCGAAGAAAGAAATGGTGACCGATGACAACTCGTGAAGAACGCCAAGCCCATAAAGAATCCCGAAGATTTTCAAAGCTTCAAAGATTGGTGGATAGGCTTGAAATGAGATGTTCTCGCTCTCAAAGATCGGTCAAAATCGTTGATGAAGTTCTGGAAAAGTGCGCTAAAAACGGTGAATTTGGACGGATGGTCGAGGCAATTCGGAGTGAAAACTAATGTTTTTATGCTGCCACTGCGGTGGAACACATGAAACTTTTGAAGAAGTAAACAACTGTTTAGAAAAGGAGAAATGAAATGGAATCTACCAAAGCTATCGAAATGATCGAGTTTTTTGATGACCACTGGTACAAGATTTCTCTTACCACGCCGGAAGATCCTGACAAAACTGTAGATATTTACATTCCATCTGTTACCACAAAATTAAACATAATCGCCAAGCCTTTCTTGGCTCGGTGGAGGGGTGACGTTGGCAACCGGGAAGCGGATATGCGGGTTTTTGAAGCCTGTGAGCGGGGCGTGCGAATCCACAGTGCTTGGAATACCCTTTCGACTGGCGGAGCTGTTCTTTATAACCCCGTCAAAAGAATAAATTATTCTCTTGATCAAATCGACGAAATTGCGACCGAGTACGCCGGGAATATCGAAATCGTGCGCTATCAAGACGAAATGATGGACGTTTGGAAGCTCCAAAAATGGGTGGAAATTGTAAAACCCAAAATGGTCGCTTCCGAGCTTCCGGTTTACTCTCTCGCTCACATGGATGCCGGGACCGCTGACAACATTATGGATATTGAGGCGGGGAAGTACCAAGTAAACGGCGCGACCGCCTTGGAGCTTCCCGCTGGCCGTTACGTGATAGACCTCAAATCGGGCAAGCAAGTCGATGATAACGCTTTCATGCAAACGGCGGCATACGCCAAGTGCATCGAAGAAATGGGCCGTGGTGAAATAACCGGAAGTCTAATCCTTCACACCGGGGCCAGCACCAAAAAAGGAATCGAGGGATTAGCAACGTTGTACCGAACCAAGGAAGAAATGCAAGAGGACTACGAAAATTATAGGCTGGCGGCTTCGCTTTGGGAACGCAAAAACAAAGACGCTAAGCCCAAAACATTCGTTTTCCCGAGCATTCTTTCCTTAAAAAAGGAGATTGAAAATGTCGCTTAAACAATGGGCCAAAGAAAACAGTAAGTTTTTGAAAATCGAGGATGGAGAAACAATAAACGTGCAATACCTCGGCTACGTTATGAGCTTGAACCAGAATCAGGAGGAAGTTCCTTCGTTCAAGTTCAAGACCCCCGAAGGTAAGACGCAGATCATGCAAACACGTAACCAATCTTTCATCGAAGCCTTTGACGAAAACGACGGAAGATTTAAGAAAAATGATCATGTCTGCATTACTCGCCACGGCGTTCAGAAACAAACGACGTATCAAATAGAAGCCGGAACGATAGGCGATTAGTGCCAAAGCCAACGGAGGAATGGGACATGGTTGAAGAATTGGCCGGGATGATAAACGAACTCGAAACAGACGAGCAAGTTACTTTCATCGAAGACCTTTACAACAACCTTGATCCATTCCTTCCGTTTTTGGAACAGCAAAGCGAAAAGCAAGAAAAATGGCTTAATGTTCTCTACGAATTTTACTGCAACGACAACGAAAACGCTTTCGAGGATTACGAGGAATGATCCAAACCGAGCTTGACTTCGCTCAATCAGGCAAGTCTCTGGCGGCTCACGCCAACCTTGGGAATTTAAGACTGGCCCAAAACGTGGCGAAATTGATCGCAAAAGACATGGAGTCGATCACGGTCGATGAAGTGCGCCAGGCATTACCGGAGATTGAGTTTAAAAGCGGCTGGACCGGGTCGATTTTTGCCGGCGAATGTTGGGAATTCATCGGCTTCGCTGCCGCCACCCATGCGCGAAGCCACGGGCATCTTATCAGGCGCTGGAAGCTCAAAAAATAAAGAAATGGCGGTTTGTGGAAAAAGTAATTAGTGTTCAAAATTGGGAGAAGTATCAGGCTCGGAAAGATAAGGATTTGCCATGGTGCAAGCTTTGGGGTGCATTGTTTGATAAGTCTTGGATGAAAGACCTTCCGAACGATGATAAGTTTTTTCCGCTCATTATTTTGGATTTATCCCGAAAATATGGCAACGAGATACCCGAAGAAAACTTTTTTGAAATTAATTTATATCGAGACTATGGCTACAAGGTTTCCACAAAAAATGTAAATTTACTACTTAAAGCCTTGATAAATAAGGGGTTTTTGTCCGACAAATGTCCGACAAATGTCGGCCTAGATATAGATAAGATTAGATTAGACAAAGATAAAGAAGAAGATAAAAGAATATCGCAAATTTCCAATTTGCTGATTTCTTTTAACGGCCTTCAAGACAAAATAAAAGCCTACCTCGAAATCAACGCCTCTAAGAACAAAACCAAGCTTTTATCCTCGAAGCGGCAGCAGACTTTGCTGCTTGAATTGGTCAATAGCCGGGACCGCTGCGCGGACGAAACTCTTTTTAAATTCGCGGTTGAGCAGACTGTGGGCCGAGGTATTGCCAATATCGGCTACATCAACGCGATTATTAAAAACAAAAAAACGCAGGTAATCGAGAAATGATTCAGGTTGAATTTGCAAATAGGATGGCGCGTGAATACTGCCGACTTAGGGGGGTTGATATTACAAACGGAATGATTCCTAAAGAGCGGGTTGGTGAGATTAAGGATTTTGTAAATGAGCAGCTTAAAATCATGTCCCAAAAAACAAGGGAAAACGAGGTGCGTGACAAGATGCGAATAAGCGCTGCTGATATTGCGGAGGCTGTGCCCTCTAAACAGATTTATGAATCACCCATTGAGGAATTTTTAATCTTAGGACTTCGGCGCGGTGGATTGTCAGCCCATTTTGAGCCGCAATTTAAAATCGGGAAATACCGGGTTGATTTTGCTTGTCCTAAAAAGATGCTTGCCGTGGAATGTGATGGGCACGAATACCATTTTACGGAAAAAAGCCAGATCGAAAACGACCAAAAACGAGACAAGTATTTAGCGCGAAAAGGATGGCGAGTTTTGCATATCGAGGGAATTGCCATTCGGCGAAATATAGATTTTTGCATTCAGCGGGTTCGTGAAGCTTTAGAGGCTGCATGAAGCCCCTCTGCGCCGAATGTGGCCGGTCAAAGTTTGACAGAGAGGGCCGCTGTCGGCATTGCGGGATGCTGGATTTGGATTTAAACGACGTATTCACGAAATTTGAGCGGGAAGCGAAGAGGAGGTTTGGGAAGTGAAAATCAAACTCCCCCTTGACCTGAAAAAGCTCCAGAAGAAAGCGGATCGACTTTTTCAGCGCCGCCGGGTGCTTGAAGAGGTTGATGAGAACGGGTACGCCTTTTGCATCACGTGCGTAAAAACCCCGAAAAGGCTGCACGCTTTAAATCTGGACGGCGGGCATTTTATCGGCAAGGGCTTGAACGGTGCTTTCTTGGCCGTGAGGTACGAGAAGAATAATTGCTGGCCACAATGTCGGCAATGCAATCGGTTTCAAAGCGGGAATCACTCCATCTACCGTGACGAGCTGATAAAGATTGTGGGTGCTGCGGAAGTTGAACGCCTCGAAAAAAAGAAATATGAAACGGTGATTTTTGCGCGAAGTCTTTACGAGAAGGTAATAGCTGAGTCAAGAGGGGGCCGCTAATGGGCGAAATTCCCTACCCCGGTCATTCTGATTCAGGAGAGAAAATGGACAGGCAAGAACGAATTGAAGCGGTAGTCAACAGTTTGAACGAGCGAATTGGCTGGCTCACAAAAGAATATGACGTGACGCTGACAGAAATGCTAGGGGCGATTGAAGTGCTGAAATATAATCTGATGAATGATGCGTTTAACGAAGAGGATTGATTCAGGAGAGAGTAAGTAACCAACAATGAAAAGGAGAAATTAAAATGCCAGAAGTAAATGATGCTCAATCTGATTCGCCTGAACAAAAAATACCCGAAGCTCCGAAAGAACTTCAAGAAGCTATCGAAAAAATGAAAGGAGCGCTTGGAGGTATTCAACAAGGCGAACCTTTGATGCAGTTTTTTACATACTCGCACTTGCCTGAGCATCTTCAAAATATTTCAAGACCTTTCGGGGAATTGGCGAACAGACTTATGAACGATCTTCCAAGAAATCCTGAAAGAACCGTAGCGTTGAGGAAATTGCTTGAGTCAAAAGATTGCGCTGTTAGGGCTTCTATTTTCAAGGGTTGATTCAGGAGAGTTTGGTTGATATGGGTCGTGCCTTTAGTGGAATCAAAGCTCCGAAAGTTCTTTATGGATGGACGGAGAATTACAGGAGAAGCGACCTCCCGGCCCTAGCAATTAGTTCGGTTGTCTCGGTGTGGCTGAATTACTAAGGCACTATAGAGGGTCGCTACCATGACGGTTCAAAGCGTGCAGAGAATCCTGCCACCGAGACAATCCTTAACGGGGAGGAGAAAAGGGAATGAAGAGGAGGACTATTTCATGGTTTAGTTGCGGAGCCGCTTCTGCGGTGGCCTCTTATCTTTCCCCAGACGCTTTACTCGTTTACTGTGATACAGGGGGCGAACATCCAGACAACAAGCGGTTTCTTAAAGACGTTGAAAGGTGGCTTGGAAAAGAGGTCACGGTTTTAAAGAGCGAAAAGTATTCCGATCATATGGACGTTTGCCAAAAGACAAAATATATAAACGGGCCTTCCGGCGCAAGATGCACTGTTGAATTAAAAAAGGTTCAAAGGTTTAAGTTTCAAGAGCCAGATGATATTCAGATTTTCGGGTATACCGTGGAAGAAAGAGATAGGGCGAAAAAGTTTTGCCTCTCATTTCCAGAAGTAAACGCAAAGTTTCCACTGATCGAAAAAGGACTGACGAAAGAAAACTGCATCGGCCTAATCAAGGAAGTTGGGGTTGCTGTCCCTGAAATGTATTTGCTTGGCTTTCATAACAATAACTGTATTGGGTGCGTGAAGGGCGGTATGGGCTACTGGAATAACGTTAGGAAGCATTTTCCTGAAAGCTTTAACCGAATGGCTTTAATCGAGCGTGAAGTTGGCCATTCCTGCATCAAGGGAACCTTTTTGGATGAACTTGGCCCTGACCGTGGGCATGAAGCGAAAGAGCCTAAAATAAGCTGTGATTTTGTTTGCCAGAGTGTGCTGTGACTTCAAAATGGATGATCGGATTTTTACTCGCTCAGAATATCGCCGTTTCGATAACCTGTCTTTGCGAAGGAAATCCAAAGAAGGCACTTTACTGGTTTGGCGCGAGCTGTATCAATACGGCAATTTTAATAATGTAACTTTAACCCCCACGACGAGAGGCTGAAATGAACTATCCAAGGACTGAATACGAAATGACACAGGAAGATTACGACAAGATAATTGAGGCGTGTAGTCCGGTTCCAATGATTATGCTTCACATTGGGACGCCGAGAAGTCAGCAGGAAAATGCCAATGACGCTTGGGCTGAGCTTGGAAAAAGAATGGGATTTGATGGAATGACGGTTCAACCTTCCAGCAAAGGGAATCTTTTCTTCACAGCGATTCCGAGTGAGCCAGAGAATTTAAGAAAAGAACGTGAAGCCAAGGAAGCCGAAGAAAATAAGAAGAAACAAATTGAGCAATTAAAAACGGAAATTCTTGAACGAGAAGAAAAAATAAAAGAGCTTGTTGGTTAATTTAACCCCTACGAGAGGCGAAGATGAGCGAGAGATTCTGCGTTCAATGCGGAAAACCTTATATTTATTGTCCGATCGAGGGCTGGTGTAAGTGTACCTCTGTTATTTTTACGCCTGACCCGCAAACGAAATGAGGGGATGATGGAACGGCCTGAGAAGTCAAACGAGCAGATTGCGCGAGGCTGCTTTGACGGAGAAGTTTTTATCACAAAAGAATACGAAAGAATCTTGGAAGCTTT